TAATACCCTACGGTGATACGCTTGTCTCCAGCGGAATTGGTGAAGGTGTCCGTGCGTTGGCCGTCTTTTTTCAACTTCAAGACTTCCGACTTCATGTCGATCACGCGGCGGAAGTTATTCAGTACGCCGTTTTTCACGGTCTTGATGCAGTCGCTTACCGCTTGCAAGTCCGGGATCGCCTCCTCGATCGTTTCGTCCACCAGTTCCTTGTAGGCCTCGCGGTCACGTTTGGCCTGTTCCTTGGCTCGCTTGGCGGCCTGTTCTGCCTTGAACGCCTCGAATTGTTTCAGTTCTTCGTCCGTCATTTCAACGGCTTTTCTTTCTTCTGTCATAGCTTTAATTAATTTAGTTGTGAATAATCCGTGTTCTTTTCCCTGTCTTTCCTTTGAATGATCCGCAGCTTGATGGCCACCGTATCCAGTTCCTCTGTCGTCAGCCGGGCAAACTTCTTGCCCGCGATCCGGGGATTCTGACAGTAGGCATCCACCCGGTTCCAGTCGGTCGTGTCAATACCCTGCTTTTGCATCAACTTCAGCACCGTGGAGCGTTTCTGCCGTAGCTGCTCACGGTAGATTTCCCGCGCCTTGTAATTCTCATCCATACGCTGCATGTCCTCGCACATGGCATCGTACTCGTTATAGGTCATTTCCCGGAGCGATTCGGTGCGTCCTCCGGTGTATTGGCTGACCAGCGAGGCTTTCAATTCGTCCTTATCCTCTGTAGGCAAACGGTTAAGGAGGGTATAAAAACGTGCATAATTCCTACTCATTCGAAGTCCTCCTCTTTAAATCCGTACTCGGTTATCAGTGCCGTATGCGATAAATCCGACAGGCGATCTGAGACTTCGCTGTAAATGAATGATTGGTCACAAGGTGAAAATGCCATTGCCCTTTCCACCGCGTCATTTACGATTGCTTCTATCACTTCATTCATGATCCGGTTATTTAGATTGTTCGACTTCTTTTATCGCCACCTTGCAACGGGTGACGTTCACGATTTTATTAGCCAGTTCCAGTTCCTCGACCTCGACAACTATCAGACCGGCGGTCTTGGCACGCCGTACCCGGATATCGCAGGGGTATTCGCCTTCGTTCCAGAGCAGGATCACATGGGCGGCGTATTGCGGCTCCATGCCTAACTGGTAAATCTTTTTCTTATTCATGGCTCACCGCTTTTGTCCCATTGTCACTCCAATACTCCTCGGCCAGCCTCGGGTAGGCGACATATTCGCCGGTCTTACCGATAAACCGTCCCTTGCTGAAAGCCTTTCCTCCCTCGACCCATATTTTCAGCGTGGCATCATACATCACGCTTTCGGCCGCATCGCCTTTCGGGTTCTTGCCTTTGGCATGGCTGATGAAGATGAACAGCTTGCCGGGGAAGGCTTCTTTCAGCGCGATGTAGTCACGGTAACTCATGCGGGTGTACTGGAAGCTGTCAACCACCACGATGTTGTAACTCTTGTGGCGACGTAAGCGGGCTTTTAACGCTTCCATGTCCTCCTGTATGAATGCCAGCCGACGGCTTACTTCCGACATGCCGTGCATCTTCAGGTTGTTCTGTACCGTCAGGCACGCGCCCTCTTCCAGACTGTTGTAAACTACCCGGTCATACTTGCAAAGCTCCTTGCAAAGTTGCATGACGAACGACGTCTTACCGTTACCGCTGTTTCCCCAGATAAACCACACGCCGACACGCTCCGGTGTTCCGAACGCCTCCTTCCATTTTCCCTCGAAGGGGAAAGTATTATATTTTTTGTCCAGTATATCCCGGACGCTCAATGCTCGTTTCATATCTTTTGAACGGTGTTTGAATGTTATTAAAACGCTGTTTTACTCACCCATCCGTTTGGCCCGATGGATTGCTTTCTTCACGCGGCGAAGGTCGAAATCGCACGGCTCGGCATCCCGGATCACCTCCTCGATCTTCTTCTTATCCTGTACTCCGTTGGCCACGCAGATGGAGTAAACATCGCCGGCAGTCGTTTCCTCCAGTTCGAAGTATTTACGCCCCATACGGCTGAAAAACTCCTTATATCCGGGTTTCTGGTGACGCAAACCGAGGTTGATGCGCTTTTTGATGTAGTCGGTGGAAAGAAAAACGATTCCGCTTTTGTCCTCCAGTTTGTTGTACATGCTAATGAAATAATGGAACACCGGCTCGGTCAGCTTGTCCGCCTCATCGAAGATCAAAAGCGGCGCATCCATCTGTATCACGTCGTCCAGGATCAGGCCCCAGATTTCACGGATATTGTGCCCGTCCGTCTTGATCCCGACCTTTTGGGCGATCTCACGCACGAAATCGCCCTTCTTCATGTCCTCGGAGCAAAGGATATAGAAAACCTCCTTGTGCTCTTCCGTGTAAAGGCGTGCCGTCGTCGTCTTTCCGCATCCAGCCTCGCCGACCACCCACGTCACGTTACGCCAGCGCTGGGCATCATCCAGCGCATAACGGATTTCCTGATAGGCGGACGTCTCCACGATCTGCCAGCCGGTATCTTTCGACCGACAGCCTACCTGTGAGGCGATATTACGGAACATCTCGTCCGAGATATTCTCATACTTGCCGTTCATGATACTGCTGATCGTGCCGACACTGGTGTTCTTCAAGCTGCCAGCTGCCTTGTTCTGGCTCGGATATTTGGCGACGTATGTCCGGAGTGCCTCGCGGATCACGTCCTTTTCTTTGGTACTTAGTTCGTTCATATCGTTTATATTTTATAGATTATAATTTCTTGCTTTACAGTTTGCCTGCCACCTTGCGCATGTCAACAACCTTATTCTCCTTCAGTTGATCCCAGGTAAGGAGGCTGGCTTTCTTAGTCGCACGACCGATACGATATTCTTCCGGATTCCGGCTATACTTCCCTGTACGGCGGTCGATTTCACGTTGCACCTCGGCGGTTACACCTTTCAGTTTCGGTGTACTCAGACCGTGCTGTTCCGGAGCTACATTGTAGGCATATTCTATTTCTTTGGCAATCACCTGACGGTCGATACGATCCTGAATGTTCGCTTCCTGTTCCCGACGTATAAAGGCGGCCTCGCCCTCCGTCTGGTCCTGCAAGGCACGATGGATGACCATATAAGGCTCGGCCACCCGTTCGAACCGCCGGCCACCGGCATTGTCCTCCCAATACAGGCGAATACCGCGAAGGTCGTTCGGATCATACTTGACATAGAACCGGCGATAGGTATTTTTCATGCGCCATTTATGATCGGGCACGCCGGGACGCTCGTACACCTCGTAAGGCAGTTTCTTGTCGCCGATGGTGATCTCTATGCCCGAATCAGTGAAGGTGGCAGGCTTTTTCGTCCATATCCAAAAGATATCCACCATGTCATAGACCGTCACCACGTCCGTCTCCTCGTTTACACTTTTTTCGTACATCTCAATGCGGGGAATCCCGGTCGCCGGATGTTTGGCCTCGTTCCAGGCCTTGCGTGCTTCAGCGTAGTGGGCTTTCAGTTCCTCCAAAGTGAAAAGTTTGTCCTTGTTCGCCTCGACAAACTCCAAATTCGGACGGCTGCTCTCCTTTTTGGCGGTAATGTTCATACCGGTAAACCGCCAGTCCTTATTCAATTCCTGTTGTTGGAAACGGTTAAAGATGCTCTCTATCGTCTTACTTTGCCCGCTATAGGGGGCTGTCGGGCGGTGCACATGGCAGATCAGATCAAAGAAACCCGGCTCTTTCTTTCCCTTTTCCTTCTCCAGCCGCTTATGTCCGCCCTGGTTGTCGTGCACGATCTCGTAAGGCTTGTGCCCGCTAACCTGGACGGCCATGCGGTAGGCGTTATATTGTGCCTCGAAGTTCTCGTGATCACTAATGTAATAGCCCAGCAGCACCTCGCTGTAGGCATCCACCACCTCGTACACCATCGTGGTGCGCATATCCCCGTTCTCGTCCTGATAATACAAGTTCAGTTTCGTACCGTCGCCATACCAAAGCGTGTCGCGGCGTGAGGGCAGTTCCGTACGGTGCTTGCGGCCGAAACGCTGGTGCGCCGACATCTCGCCATGTACGGCGTCCCACCAAAGCGGCTGTATCTCCGGGCGGTTAAACCACATCGTCAGGCTGCGTTTGCTCTTCAGTTCTTTCCAGCCTTTTTCCGGTGCCACCCGGTTATACTCCTCGAATATCCGTGAGTCGGTATAAACCGGAACCCGGCTGCGCTTCAAGGCGATCAGGAAACGACCTGCCTCCTCGGTTATTTTCAACGTACTGGCGTTGCCTACCTTGCCGGAGATAAGGGAAGGGTATCCCTGTAATTTGTAACATCGGATTTTCCCCCTCAGTCGCGCAAGGTTTTCCGGCAGGGTATGACCATAGATTTCGCGCAAGTTCTCGCTGGTGGTGGCGACACATTCCCACAAAGTATTGAGGCTGTTGCCTAACATCTTCCGGTTGGTCGCCTTATCTTCCAAGTCACACACCAAGGTATTCAACACCGAAGCGTTCAAAGTATATTCTGCTATCAGTTTTTTGCTAAGCCCTGTTTGAACACCGTTCATGTCGTATTTGAACGCCTCGTAAAACTCTCTTGCCTTTTCGTCTATTTTCACCCTGTTTCTCATACGTTGTAATTTTAATGCTTCTACCGGATCACCATATTTCGCCACATAACGGGCCTTGTATTTTTCAGGGAGCGAGGAATAGATAATCAATGCGCAGGAACCTTCGCCACCGCCACGTTTGGCGGTTCGGATTCTTTTTCTGGTGATGTTGCTGTTTAAAGTACTATACTTTATAACAGGATCATCGCCAGAGGTAAGCTCCTCATAGGTTACACATAGTTCGTTTTCGAAATATTCCATCACTCAGCTGTTTTGCTTACTAAAAATCTTCCAGTTTGTCTATCGGCACTCTTTTTATCAGCCGCACGGAATTGCCGAAATTCAATACTGCCAAAAACATCACCCAAATCGAATTGCCGTCCGTCAATCCCGCCATCAAGGTAAAACTGAGCAGGAAGTAAACGACATACAGCTTTTCTTTTCCGGTAAGGGTGTGCCACCAGACAAATTCACCTTCAAACGGTTTTAACGAATTCTTCCTCATGGCTTGTATCATTTACCGGTTCGTCACCCACTTCGACACCACCACGCGTCAAAGCCATTTTCCGGATCGCCTTCGCCAGCTTGGTATCCTTCCGGTAAGCCAGCGAATGCGACACCATCTCGTAGGTGCAGTTCATCAGTAAAGCGATCCGCTTTACCTCCCCATGCTCAACTATGATTCGTCTCTTCATTTCTATATCTGTTTTAATCCGTTATTGTTGTTACTTACTTGTGAGCGATCCCGGATTCGAACCGGGGACAATGGCTTCTATGGATAAGTTTCGCCTGTTCTACCTGCCTGAACTAATCGCCCGCCCATCTTTCCGGGCTGTCCTAACCCACAATCTATTTGCCTTAGAATAATTCCACTTGTTGCTTACATGTACTGTCGTAGAAATAGCCATCGGAGTAGAAGGCTATTACCAAGCCGTCGTTATCCACTATGTCAATCTGTGTATTATAGATATTGTTTCCATAGCGTATCTCCAGCGTACAGTTGTTGTAGCGTTTACCTCCGGTTTCTACGCCGCGTTTATCCTCTACCAATCGTTCCGCTAAATACACGGCCTGACGGCTCTCGATATCCATTTCTTGCCAACTATTACGGTTACCTGACTTTCGAATTACTTTCATATACTTAATTTTTAATGTTATTATTCAGCATTTTCCACCTTAAAAAGAAAGTCCCTATCTGCCAATACCCGCTTCACAAAAGACAGGTCGTGTTTATCTACCGGGAAGAACACGGCTTGATAGTCCACACTCGGATAAGCCTTGATAGCCGTTTTCTCTGCCATCCTCTTAACCAGTTCGTAAAGAAATCCGACTGTTTCTGCCGTCGCCTGAGCGATAATCACTTTTGCCTTCATCGTTTCTTATTTATATTCGTTTATAATCGGTTTCAAACTCACGCCGTAGCAGCTCATCAAGCGCCGGATAAGATTCTTTACATAAAAATCGGGAGCGGAAAACACAATCCCGGTCTCTTCAGTGTATCTGAAACTGATACCGTCCATCATCAACACGTAAGCGACTTTGTGCTTCACGCTTTGTGTCTGCCATTCTTTAATCTCGTCATTCATATCCTTTGCCATTTTTAAGTTTTACTTCTAATATTCGTTTATATGGCCGCCTTTTCATATCTTTGAAGCGTGTTCATATTTTGAATACACTGCAATATTACACACAAAATGGGAATAATCAAAATAAAAACAAGAAAAATTTCACATTATGGGAAAAAATCTCGATAAGTCTGCTGTTTTAGATCGAATCAAAGAGCATTACTCATTAAGAGGCAATGCAGATTTAGCACGTTTTTTAGGTGTGGCTCCCAATACTATTACAAATTGGTATAACAGACTTACTTTTGACATAGATGCCATATACACAAAATGTGAAGGAATCGATTTCAATTGGCTTCTAACAGGAATTACCTCCTGCTCACAAAAAGAGAAAGAAGAAATTTTGCCGGAGATTAACTATAAATACAAAGGTGCTCCATATTATAATGTAGATTTCATTGGCGGATTTGATATAGTTTTTAATGACCAAACAAGAAACCCTGACTATTACATTAACTTTGAACCCTATAATAAGCCAGGCGTAATATGGTGTAATATTACGGGACATTCTATGGAACCAGAATTAAACAACGGTGATTTTATTGCTATGAAAGAAATGACCTCGCCAATAGAATATTTGCCATCTGGAGAAATATATGGAATTATTACAGACGACTATCGTACTGTAAAACGTATTCGAATGTCAGACAAAGAGGGATTCGTACGCTTAATACCAACTAACAAAAGCCCAGAATATAGAGAACAAGACATACCTGTTAGTATGATTCGAAAAGTTTTTGCTGTATTAGGTAGTATGCATAGACTTTTTTAGTCAAAGTATTGATTACTAATTTATTTTGATATATTTTATACTATTGATTTTACAAATACATATATTTTTATATGGGGGAAAACGCTTTAAAAAGACATATTTTGTCATTATTATAGACTTATATACCTATTATTCGGCACTTAAAATACTGCGTTTTGCATTACCAAATGCATTACCTATTAACACATTTCGTTTTTGTTTTCTCTATAATGTATTACTAAACGCATTACCAAGCGCATTACCAACACAGAAAAAGCGGTATTTCCGACCGTTCAAACCGGTAGGAAACCCGCTATCACAAAGAAAGTCGTTTGAATACAACTTAAACACTAATAAAACAACTACTTACAACTTCTTATTAGGTGCGACTGGATAATCATCGCCCGTTTGGTAATCTTGCAGCCACCATCCGTCAATCCAGCATGCAAAAGGCTGCTTTTGGTAATCCCGACTTCTGCCTCCGTCAGTACGTCGAAGATGGCTGAAAGGCTGCCAAAATAATAATTCTTCTTCTCGTAAAGTAAATGCACATGAATAACTTTTGTCATAACGATTTGGTATTTTCTTTCTCGCAAATATACCAAATAATAATTATTTGGAATAATCAAAGAAACATTTTCCACCATCACAGCCAAAATCAGGCAAAAGAAAAGAGGCCGTTTAAAACCTCTTTACCACTCTGACAATCAAATGTCCATCCGAGCAAACAAAACGCCCCTGTGCACCCCGTTTGCGCCCGTACAGGCCCAATATTAAACCGGTGTAAGCTCCAATGTAAAGCAACCGTTTAAAAACCGTTCAAAACAGGCCACCGATGTAAGCCCAGTGTAAAGCCTGTGCCACTTTTCGTTTTGCACACTCTTCTTGCCCTTCACCGGTCTAACTTATTGATATTCTTATTGTATGGTCATTTTCCCTATCAGTAGGTCTTTACACATTTCGTTTTACCCCCCTTAGTCGACAGCCAAACCACGTTCGTCACGGATCACTTTCACTTTCGTGTCACGGATGGCAGCCAGCGAGTCGGCAACGATAGAAAGGCCGGCGATACCGGTTGCGCGGATACGTTCCACATCTCCGTCATGAAGCCCCATCTCGAATGCTTCATACGCATATTTGTCGTGCATGTAGTGAATGATCTTCAGAGCATTGACATAAACTTTTGCCAACCAGCGCATCATCTGCTCGTATTTCTCCATCACTTCGTTGTAATCCAGATACTCGCTGGTGATCGGTTCGAAACGGGGAGCCACCTGCACACCCGATTTCTCGTCACGTCCGCCATTGATCGCATACAACAAGCACTTTGCCAGGTTGGCACGAGCTCCGAAATACTGCATCTGCTTACCGATCTTCATCGGAGACACACAGCAGGCGATACCGTAATCGTCGCCATAGTCCGGACGCATCAGATCGTCGTTCTCGTACTGGATGGCAGAGGTATCGATCGATACTTTTGCGCAGAAGTTTTTCCAGTTATCCGGAGCATTGTTGAACCAAAGCACCGTCAGGTTGGGTTCGGGTGCCGGGCCGAGGTTATACAAGGTATGCAGATAACGGTAAGATGTCTTTGTCACCAGCGAACGGCCGTCAACACCTTGTCCGCCCAGCGATTCAGTCACCCAAACAGGGTCGCCGGAGAACAGGTCGTTGTATTCCGGAGTACGCAGGAAACGGACAATACGCAGTTTGATAATAAACTGGTCGATCAATTCCTGTGCCTCTTCTTCCGTCAGCTTGCCTTCGCAAATATCTTTTTCGATATAGATATCGAGGAAAGTAGAAGTACGTCCGAGAGACATGGCTGCTCCATCCTGATCCTTTACGGCTGCCAGGTAAGCCAGATACAAGAACTGCACGGCTTCGCGGGCATCCTTTGCCGGACGTGTCACGTCGAAACCATAACCGGCACACATTCTCTCAAATGCTTTCAGCGCTTTGATCTGCTCCGTTATCTCCTCACGACTCTGAATGATTTCTTCTGTCAGTTCCTGTATATCGAGACGTTTCTGGAAACGTTTCTTTTCTTCGATCAGGATCTGGGTTCCGTACAGAGGTACACGACGGTAATCACCGATGATACGTCCGCGTCCGTAGGCATCAGGCAACCCGGTAATGATGGCGGAACGACGTGCCGCAATCATCTCGTCTGTATAGGCTGAAAAAACGCCTTCGTTGTGCGTCTTTCTGTATTTGGTGAAGATTTCTTTTGTCATCGGGTCCAGATGATAGCCATAGGCTTCCAGACTGTTTTCGACCATGCGGATACCGCCTTTCGGGAAGATACCGCGCTTCAACGGGGCGTCTGTCTGCAAGCCGACGATTACTTCGTTTTCCTTATCGATGTAACCGGGTCCGTATGTGTCAATCCCCTGGGGAAGCTTCGTTTCGGCATCATATACTCCTTTCTCCCTTTCAACCTTAAACATCTCGGTTAGTTTGTTCCACACTTTCTTCGTTTTCTCCGAAGAGGGTACGAGGAACGTATCGTCTCCGTTATAAGGTTTGTAATTGTTCTGGATAAAGTCTCTTACATTGATCTCCTTTTTCCAGGTTTCTCCTTTGAACTGCGCCCAGTTCTCGTTTTCAAACTTCATAAGCTTATCTTGTCTATTTCGGTTTAGGCACGCAAAGATACGTCTTTTCCCCCTATCTGAAAAGGATTGTAAAGGACGAGGGATGTTAAACCGGAGAAAATACCTACAAATAGGGATAAGGGAAATAAAAANNNGCCGGGGCCTGTTTTTTGTCTGCCGTCCGGTCTTCACAGAGGGAAAAGCAGTAGAACTTTTAATTTCATTACTTTAGTATTATTAATATTAAATCCAACCGCTCGTTCGCCTGTCGCAGGGTAATTGAAACCGTAGATCAAGAAAACCTCTTACATACGGTTTCACGCAGGTTGTCTAGAATTATTTGATTATAAAATGTC